TCAGGCAGGTTTAGGGTCATCCTGCCCTTTGTAGTTCACTTCACCATAGTTCTTGAAGCGAATAATCATTTCCCCAGCCCATTCATTGATTGTATTTGCAATACGTGCCTGTTCAGGAACAATTTCGTTATACCAAAATGCTTCTCTTGCTTCACTGATTGATCCAAAGCCACCAGCATTTGAAGGAATAATACCGAGCAGCTGTGGCGGTGTACGAAATGATGCAAGTATGTCATCACGGGTAATGGATTTAATATTTGTAAATTCATCTTTAGCTGCAAGTTCACTAATAGGAATTAACTGCAACCCGTCTTTCTTTCCACCTGGTGCATGAAGGAATAAATTTCTAAAGTTACCTGGACCACGTGAATCTTTCATAGCCTGTTTTATTCCTTCTACATCTTCATCATCAATCTGTGAATCAGTCATGTATAAAATAAAACCTGCATGTGAACCATTATTATAATATTTACGACGGAATAATGTTGCCGACTCATTAAGCCATGCTGATTGCAACGCTGACATATATTCAGGTACACCATAGATTTCCTGATTAATATCTGTCGTTTTTACACAACAAACACTATCAGGAGAGAATTCATGTTCCTTATATCCTTCTGTCAACATTAGATATTGGTTAGGTTCTTTCATGCGACGCATATATTTCCCCATTAACCCTTTGAACTGCATAGGTTCTTTAAGTCTATTATCAATACGCTGGATATAACCATTACCAAAAACTAAATTGTCCAATACCATTCTTTCAAAATTCGCCGAACTCAATAATCGATGTGGTCTAAAAGCTGAAACTAATTGATTCTTTTTATAGGTGATTGCAGTAGAAAGATAAGGTGTAGCAGAAAAGGATTTAGCCAATCCATTCAAGCTCACAGGTGGTTCATAATATCTACCATTTAACCAAGTCTCATAATATTGAGAAAAGTCATTTTTATTGAGAACCGGTTCAGGATCTCCGAAGGTAAAAGCCTGGACTTTGCTGTCAGACATTTAATAAATCTCCATAGTGGATTTTTTAGAACTTCCGTCGTTATCCAATGACAACGGCTCATTAAAGAATGCATGGAAAATGGCAAAAGCTAGATCCGCATGCCCAATGTTTTCAGCCCTTGAAGCCTCAAATGTCATTTGTTTTTGAGAAGCTGTGAGAGTCTTCTTAATTGCCATCAATGATTGGGCAACTTCAGTTGCACCAGCATCGAATTCGAATCGACCTTTGTTAAGGACATCCATCCCTTTCATGACTAATTGAGTTTTGACATCAACTGAATATGTGAAGGTGGTCAGATTAGGGAAAAACTCTTGAACTAACTGAGCAATACCAGTCCCCATGCCTGATTTATCCATCCCAATGTAAGCTACTCGATATTTTTGGCAGATCTTTTTAATAAATGCAGCTTGACTGGCGAAATCCATACCTTTGAATTGGTGATGTTCAAGTAAGCGGAATTTGTTGTAACCAGCTTCAGGTGGTGCAACCACTACAAGACCTGCACTATCTCCAGATTCAGCTGGATCATAACCCACCCAAACAGGCTTATTTCCAAATGGTCTTGTTGCTAGTGGCTTAAAGTCTTTTGTCCATAATTCCCATGAATCCACCATACAAGGTTGGATGATGCTAAGTGGAAATACACTCTGGCCATCATCAACAAATTCACACATATATAGATTGGCAAACTCATCTGCACTGTTTTCAGCAATCAGTTCTTCAATATCGAAAAGATTACAGCCTTGTCTTTCTGCATCATAAATATTGACTATATGACGCCACATTTGGTCATTGCAGAGAGCACCATTTCTTAAAGCATCATGGCTGGTATCAATCTCAACTTGTTTATCTTTAGAACGCCCTTTGTTAAACGCCTCACCAGTCCAGAATTTATAAGCTTCATGTGATTTACTGGATGGTGTAGAAAAATAGGTCTTTTTATATTGTTTCTGAGCAGCCATTGCCGATGCCACTTTTTTAAGTGTGGCAAAGCCATGTACCCAGAAGAACTCATCAAAATACAAATCACCATGATAGCTTTGAGCTGTCTTAGCGTTTGTACTAAGGAAAATGAGTTGAACTGTTTCATTTGTAGGCAAAGTAAGGGTGATTGGATCTCCTTGCAGATCCACACCGATTGATTGAAGAACAAAGTCTTTAATATAGGTTTTAAAGCCGTGTGCCTGGGCTTTCGATGCCGAAAGGAAAATCTGATTTCGACCAGTAGTTACTGCTTTGATTAATGCTTCACGTGCAAAATAAAATGTCGCACCAATCTGACGTGATTTTAATAATGCTCTATTTCGTTGTTCACGAGCGCGGTACCAAACCTTTTGATACTCAAACAAGCCATCGTCAAAGTCTTCAAGTAACTTTTCAATTTGTTCTTCTGTAAGAACATTTTTAGCAGACGGTTTACGTGGTCCAGCCGTTCTATTTTTTAAATTTGGATTTAGATCTGCTTCATTTCCACCATTGTTATATTTATTAATTTTGGCCATGCGCTCCAGTTGGCGCATAAGCAAATCAATTTCTTTAAAATCATTTGGAGTTTTCTTTTCAAGAATAATTAGCTTAACTAATTGTGCTTCTAATGCCTGGGCAACACGACCTTCTGGAGCTTGTTTTTCCCATTCATCTCTGGCCTTCCAAGCATGAACATTTTTATCATTTTCATTTAAGTATTCTGCAATCGAGCTGATTCGCCACCCCATCCAGTATAAGAACTTTGCTAAGAGGCGGTTATCAAAAGTCAGAGGCGGATTTTCAGTTTTCGTATTCATTGGCTCATTAAGCCAATTTCAAACTATTGATTCATTTAGGTGGCATTGTGAAAACTGTTTTCACAAGTGGGTTTTATTGATTCTTTTTCGTGTAATTCCGATTCTGCTTACTACGTAAATTATGAATTTTTTTTAAATATAAGCAGGATTCACCACTCATGAGTAAGAAATCCAAGTTTTATCGAGTTGCAGTGGCTGGAGCAACTACAGATGGTCGCGTTATTGAACCTGAATGGATTCAACAGATGGCGAAAAACTATAGCCAGGATACATATACCGCATTAGCTAATATTGAGCATTTACGGGGTCTTCTTCCTGACACCCCTTTCGGTAATTATGCCAAAGTTATTGGTGTAAAAGCCCAAGAAGATGTTGTTAATGGTCAAAAGAAATGGGCTTTATATGTTCAATTGGAAGCTTTTGACAATCTGATTGAATTGCATGAAAAAAGGCAAAAACTGTTTAACTCAATTGAAGTCAATCCAAGCTTTGCTGATACAAATGAAGCGTATTTAGTAGGTATCGCATTTACAGATACTCCAGCCTCCTTAGGCACTCAAATTATGGAGTTTGCATCTAAAAATCCCGATGTAAACCCTTTCACGTCTAAAAAACAGCACAAGGATAATCTCTTCACTGCAGCTGAAGAAATTACTTTGGAATTTGATGAAGAATCTCCGGTTTCAAATTTATTTTCTAAAGTTATTGACTGGCTAAACCCAAAACAAGAAGAACAAAGCCAAAAAAATAATGGCCAGTTCAATGAAATTGCGAAGTCAGTTGAAGAAATTGCCAAGACCTTTGGCAATACGCTTAAAGAGCTAAGTGATCTCAAAGAGAATCATTCAAAACTTCAAAATGAGTTCAAAGAACTTAAAACAAAATTAGGCCACGAGCCACATCCACAAACGCCACCTGCTCCAGAAAGCAACGGTAATTTCTCAGAACGAGTTGAGTACTAATAGTCATGCAAAATTTAACACGTGAAAAATATACTGCCACAGTAGAAAAAATTGCTCTGGCAAACAATATTGCAGATCCTTCAAAAAAATTTAGTGTTGAACCCTCTATTGCACAAAAAATGGTTGAGGCTGTTCAGCAATCTTCTGAGTTTTTGAAGAAAATTAATATTCAGCCTGTTGGTGAGTTAGAAGGTGAAGCAATCGGATTGAACCAAGGTTCTACCATTGCTGGACGTACCAATACAAAAGGTGGTACGCCTCGTAAACCCGTAGATCCAACTGGTCTAGAATCAAACAAGTACAAATGTGCTAAAACAGATTTTGATGTCGCCTTACGTTACGAAAAAATGGATGCATGGGCACGTTTTCCTGATTTCTATGCAAAATGGAAAGCCTTTGTTGAACGTGCGATTGCTTTAGATATGATCATGATTGGCTGGAATGGAAAATCAGTTGCAGTTACTACAGATCGTAACGCAAATCCATTATTGCAGGATGTAAACATTGGCTGGTTAGAAAAAATTCGTACAGCTGCCCCAGCTCATCATATGAAAGAGGTAGTAGCTGGATCTGGAAAAGTTGTAGTTGGCCCAACAGGTGACTATAAAAATTTAGATGCTGTTGTTACAGATGTAGTAAATAACTTGATTAGTGAAATACATCAAGATGATACTGATCTTGTTGTTATTTGTGGTCGTCAATTATTGAATGATAAAAATTTCCCATTAGTTAATAATTCAAAAGACAATACTGATACTTTAGCTGGTCAAATTTTATTAAGTCAAAAGCAGATTGGCGGTTTACCGGCTGTTCGTGTTCCTTTCTTTCCTGAAGATGCCTTTCTTGTAACCTCTTTCGATAATTTATCAATTTACTTCCAAGAAACTGGTAAACGTCGTCAAGTCACAGATAATTCGTCTATGGATCAAGTTGAAGAATATCAGTCTTCAAATGATGCATATGTAATTGAAACTTACGACAAAGTAGCATTTGTCGAAAACATCCAAATTCAAGAATAAGGTGATTTATGTTGAGTCCCGCTCGACGGCATCGCCTACATTCCTTAGCAGCTAAAGCAGCTGCTAAGGCTGAAAATGAATTTGGTGATGTCCGTGAAGATGCCAGTGTGTATTTATTACAACTGGCCGAACTAAAAAACGACCAAAATTTGCTACGTGGCATTAAATCTGAAATTGAACGTGCAGAACACAAAGCCAAATTAATCCCTAAATATATGCCCTATGTGGAAGGCATTCTTTCTGTTGAAGAGCGTATTCCACACATGCGGGATGATATTGTCACGACGATTATGCTTTGGTGTTTTGATGCTGGCATGTTTGAAGAAGGTCTCCGCATTGCAGAATTTGCGCTGAAGAATGGCCTTGATATGCCAGATACCTTTAACCGAGATACAGCTTCAATCGTAGCTGAAGAAATAGGTAATGCTGCTAAAGCGAAACATACTGAAGGTGAAGTTTTTGACATAGCAATTTTAGAAAAAGCAAATGCTCTCACCTCCACTTTCAGTATGCATGACCAGATCCGGGCAAAACTCTATGTCGCTATGGGCCGGACGTATTTGCAAAATGAGCTTTATGCCCTAGCTGTAACGTTCCTAAAACGTGCCATTAAACACAATGAAAATTGTGGTGGTAAACAAGAACTTCAGAAAGCTGAACGCTTGCTGAAAAAACAATTAGAAGAAAACCCACCTCAGCCATTAATCAATGCTGATGGTTCACCTGTTGTTGATGATTTTGGCAATCAGGTATTTGAGGGAGTTTCTTCTTAAAGAGTGCCCAGCACCCACCGAGGGGCAGATCTGACCAGATACAAACATTCTTTTGTTCTGTTTTTGGTTCAGATCTCCACCCCTCACCCAACCGAGAATAAAAATGTCTGGATTAATTGCAAACGGTACTTTTTCAACTCAGGACGTTGTAATCAATAGTGATCCGTTCTTTCCATCGGTATCAAGCAACCATGTTCGTGAAGTTTTACGTTTAGATTCAAGTGTCACAAATCAGCGTCTAATTCCAGCTATAGAGGCTGCTGTAATTCATGTTAATGAACAACTGGAAGGTTTACTCAGTAAAGCCCCAACTTTAGTGGAAGTTACTACTAAACAGGTCAATGGAAAGCCTATTGCCGCTGTTTTGTATTTCCGTGCGGTTGCTGCTGCAGCTGGTGCAGAACTTTGTGAACGATACCGATCTTATGACACCACAAATAATGGCAGTCAAAAAGCTGAAGAACTGACACCGACGATTGATGACTATAAACGTGATTTACGTTTTGCCATCCGTGATTTAAAAAAAGTCCGTCGCTTGAATGTGGAGTTGGTTTAGATGAAAGAAATCTATGCAATCCAAAACGATACTGTTGACGCCATTTGCTGGCGTGAATATGGCCGTAGCACTGGTGTTGTTGAGCGAGTATTAGAAGCGAATCCACATCTCTCTGAATTTGGTCCATTCATCCCTATGGGTACAAAAGTTCAATTACCAGACATCCCAACTCCACAAAATAAAGTTCAAAGCATTCAGCTTTGGGATTGAGAGAATTTATGCCAGAACCAACAACTTCTACAGCAACCATTGCCACTCTAAGTGCAGTGTCATTGCTTCCATTTATTAATGGTAATGCGTTGCTAGGTGCAGTACTTGGGGCAGCATTTATTGCAACTTTTGAGAAAGATTTAAATGCTTACCAACGTATTCGCAATATGTTATTGGCCACTGGTATTGGTTATATCAGTGCACCACTAATTACAGAACATACATTATTAAAAGCTGATGCAGTGGCGGCCCTTATCACTTCAACACTTTGTTTATTCATATTAATCAAGGTTGTTGATTGGGTTAAAACTGCGAAGCTTTCCGACATTCTTAATATCTTTCGAGGTGGCAAGTCATGATCGAATTGTTATTTCAAACTGTTGCCGTTTTAGCTTATCTCATTTGCGGTTTTCGTATTGCAACCTTTAGTCATGGTGGAAATTTCCACCGTGGCTATTCATTCTTTGCAGCAACTTTGATTGCAGCTTTTTTAGGCCAATCAGTACATATCTTATTTTTTAAGGATCCGGTTACGCTCTGGGATGCCATTTTTGCAATCCTTCTTGCAGTGCTCATCTGGCGAACAAAAGGTAATGTGGCCAAACTCATTTGGAGTACGACATGATTTTAAAATTTGGTTCAAAAGGTGATGCCGTCGCAACTCTTCAAAAGCAATTAGCTAACATGGGTTACAAGGGTATTAAAGGTAAGCCACTTTCCATTGATGGACATTTTGGAGAGAGTACTGAATTTGCAGTGGTTCAACTCCAGCGTAAATTTGGCTTAGTAGTTGACGGTAAAGTCGGTGATAAAACTCGCCAAGCTTTAGCTGGTGATTCTGTAAGTAAACTTTTAAAAGATGAAGACTATAAAAAAGCTGCAATACGTTTAAAAGTTCCTGAAATGGTTATTCGAGTTTTTGGAGCTGTCGAAGGCCAAGGTGTAGGCTTTCTTGAAAACGGAAAGGCTAAAATTTTATTTGAACGTCATCGAATGTATTTTTATTTAAGCCAAGCATTAGGTAAAACATTTGCTAATAATCAGGCAAAAGTAACACCAAATTTAGTTAATACATTAACGGGGGGTTACAAAGGCGACGCAGCCGAATATACCCGTTTAAGTATGGCCATAAATATTCATAAAGAATCTGCCCTGAAGTCTACTAGCTGGGGCCAGTTCCAAATTATGGGTGAAAATTGGAAGGATCTCGGCTATTCATCTGTTCAAGAGTTTGTTGATCAACAGCAGATTAGCGAAGGCCACCAGCTCGAAGCATTTATTCGGTTTATTGAGTGGAAGCCTGGCTTATTAGAAGCATTACAAAAACAAGATTGGTCTACAGTCTTTACACTCTACAACGGCAAAAACTATAAAAAACTTGGCTATCAAGCTAAATTCCAAAAAGAATGGGACCATCTTGAACCTATTTATGGGGGGAAAACTGCAGCATGAAAAAGCCACATGCTTTACGTGAATATTTGCTAAATGCGATTCCGGATTTGCCCCAAGATCCGGATCGCTTACTCATCTTTGCCAATGACGGTAAATTAATGAGTACTGCAGCAAATGGCTATAGCTTTGAAATGGCCTATACGCTAGATATGATCATTACTGACTATGCTGGTGATGTAGATGTATTTGGAGTCGTCCTTTTTACATGGATTATGGACAATCAATCCGAGCTTATGGCCAATCTAGATAAGGTAAAGGAAGCCATTACTTTTGAAGCTGAACTCATTGATAACAGCAAATATGATCTGCACTTTAAAATACCTTTAACTGAACGTGTCATTGTGAAAAAGAATAATGAAGGGAAATTTGAGATCTCCTATCCTACTGAACCACAATATACTGAATTTGGTCCACCTACAGATTTTGAATTAATAGATAAGGATGGATCTACACTTGCAACCTGGCGTACAGCTGATATGCAAGGACGTTCATTGGATATGCCCTTTCCAGGTAAAAGCCCATGAACAACATTCAGGATCTTGCTCTTTATCTGCAGCCATTATTAGACCGATTGTCTCCGGGTGAAAGGGCAAAACTGGCTAAGAATATTGGACGAGATCTTCGTACAAGCCAACGCCAGCGTATTACAGCACAGCAAAACACTGATGGTTCGGCATATACAGCTAGACGTACACGCTTACGTGACCAGAAAGGAAAAATTAAAAGAAAAATGTTCTCCCGGATTAAATCTAATACCCACTTAAAAGTATTAAGTAATAGTGAATCAATTGCCGTAGGTTTTATTGGACGTATTAATCGAATTGCGAAGGTACATCAATACGGATTAAGAGACAGAGCTACCAGATCTGCTCCTGATACAGTTTACCCAAAACGTGAATTATTAGGATTTACAGATAAAGAAATTAATCTGGTTGAGTCATCATTCATTAAACATATCAATATTAAGTAGCTCAACTTGTGAAAACCATTTTCACAAGCTCCAATTGCTGAAAACAAAAAAACTCTAACGCAAAGTGTTGGCATGAATGCTGACATCAATCGTCGTCTTGAAAATCTGATTCGTTTCGGAACAATCAAGACCGTAAATCCGTCTAAACCAATTCCCCTTGTCACTGTAGATCTTGACGATATTGTTACGCCTGAAATTCGCTTTTTTAATGCACGTTCTGGCAAAGATTCGACTTGGGATCCGCCCTCTGAAGGTGAGGAAGTTATAGTTGTTTCACCATGCGGTGATATCGGCCCAACTAGCGTAGTTTTTTATGGGCTTTATAACAATGAACACCCAGCCCCATCTGACGATTTAAATAAAAAAATACGAGTATTTGCGGATGGTTGCGTGATTGCCTATGACGTTGCTGCACATCAATTATCTGCAATTTTACCTTCAGGAGGGAAAGCTATTGTCACAGCTGATGGGGGCATAACCGTTAATGGTAATACCACCATCAATGGGAACCTCCAAGTAAATGGAAGTACTGCCATGACTGGAAACAACACTGTTATGGGTAGCCAGCTCGTTCAAGGTAGTAGCCATTCAACTGGAGCATTTAGTACTGAAGCAGATGTTAAAGCTGGAGACATTAGTCTCAAAAATCACAAAACATCTGGCGTTCAGCCTGGAGATGGAGAATCTGGAGGGCCAATCCCATGATGTCACGTGAAAATGGCCGAGAGCTTGAAACTGAGTTAGATCATATTCGCCAGTCTGTCCAGGACATTCTAACCACACCAGTTGGCACAAGAATCATGCGTCGAGAATATGGTTCTTTGATCTATCAATTAATCGACTCCCCTTTCGATGAAATTGCCACTCTACAGTTATATGCCGCCACAGCAACTGCTCTTTTACGGTGGGAGGACAGAATCATTCTTAATTCAGTTTCATTGGTCAATGATGAAGAAGGTTCATATTTTTTAGATATGGATTGCAGTCTGGTCGATAGCAATAAGCAGGCCTCTTTAAGTATTCCCCTCTCAATTGGATCTGCCTTATGAGTGTTGATTTTAATTCTTTACCAAAGCCAAATTTTGTTGATGTAATTGACTATGAAGCAATTTTTTCAGAACGTAAAGAGTATTTTATTTCACTTCATCCAGAAGATGAACAAGAAGATGTTCGTAAAACATTGAGTCGTGAAAGTGAACCAGTCACCAAGCTTTTACAAGAAAATGCTTACCGTGAAATGATATTGCGTAATCAAATCAATGAAAAAGCTCTGGCCACTCAACTTGCATTTGCGAAAGGAAATGACTTGGATGTTTGGGGAGCAAATTTTGATGTTAAACGTTTAGTAATTACCCCAGCAGATAATTCAATCACACCACCAGCCCCAGCAGTTTATGAAGAAGATGAAGATTTTCGTTACCGCATTCAAAAGAAATTAGATGCATTAAGTACTGCTGGACCAGAATCAGCTTATGAGTTTCACACGCTTTCAGCCGATAGTCGTGTTTCAGATGTTAAATGTAGTTCACCAGCTCCAGCACACGCCCTTTTGACAATTCTTCAGCGTGACACATCAAATAATGCTTCAACTGAAGAACTAAATGCGATTGTTCTAAATTATGTATCTGGAGAGAAAAAACGTCCTACCGGTGATCGAGTACAAGTCCAATCAGCTGAAATCATTAACTATGAAATTGAAGCTGTATTAGTCACCAAGAATGTACCTGAGACAGATCCAGTTTTAGCAGCTGCACAGGCCAATTCTTTAGCCTATACCAAAGAACCAAAACGTATTGGTAAAGGTGTATTTTTTTCTGATCTCTATTCAATTTTAAAAGTTTCAGGTGTTGAACGAGTAGAACTTATTAGCCCAACTGCTGAGATCCATTTAACTAACTTTCAAGCTAGTTCATGTACGGCTATTAAACTTAGCGTGAGGAATGAATAATGAATTTACTTCCTCCAAACACGACACCTTTTGAAAAGAGAATTGTTGAAACTACAGCCAAAACAACAGAGCTAAACACTAACTTATCAAGCTTAATTCGGGTAGATGATGCTCCAGCAGATTTCTTATCTATTTTAGCTTGGCAATTTTCTGTTGATCGCTGGCAAGATGATTGGCCAGATGAAGTTAAACGGGCACAAATCAAGAATTCAATCAAAGTACATACATATAAGGGTACTAACTTCGCACTTCGTTCAATTGTTGAAAGTTTCGGCTATTCATTAACTGTTCATGAATGGTGGCAAGAAGCACCGATGGGAGAACCAGGAACTTTCCAAATTACGATTGAAACAAATGGAAAAGCTCTTTCAGAAAAAACATCAAAAACTTTAGTTGAGCTTCTTAATGATGCAAAGCCTTTAACCCGTGTTCTTAAAGGTATCGAAATTAACGTTATTAACGTTCAAGGTGAAACAAATGTGGCATGTGGTTGTTATGGCGGTGATGACGTAACTATCTATCCGAAAATTGATGATCCGAACTCTCTAATTTATCCAATTTTTGCTTTTTATGAGCATGAAACAACCAGTATTTTCCCACTATAGAGCATAAATATATGGCAGCCCTTTATCACTCAATTTTTACAGAAAAAGGTTTAGAACTGCTTCGCGAGGCAATTCAAAACGGAACAAAGCTTGGTATCACTCATATGTCATTTGGTGATGGCGGAGGATCATTACCCACACCAGATGCTAAATTTACCCAAATGGTAAATGAGGTATATCGTGTAGCTTTAAATAGATTAGCGCCATCAAGAGAAAATTCAAATTGGTTGGAAGCAGATGGCGTAATTCCTACAGCTGTCGGTGGATTTAATATTCGTGAAGTAGGTTTATGGGCAGGTGATCTAATGGTGGCTTATGCCAATTATCCCCCAACATATAAGCCATCTGGTGATCAAGGCACAGCTCAAATCAAAACAATTCGTATTGTTCTACAAATTGATAATACGGCAAATTTTGAGTTAAAAATTGATACTTCAATTGTTATGGCAACTCTTCAATATGTTGAGGATGCCATGATAGAAGCTAAAAATTATGCAAATAAAATAAAAGAACCAATTTTAGAATCATTAGAAGATCTACAATACTTAGAGAAATGGGATGGCCGAACGGTCACTTTAAAATCTTACCACCCTGGTCATGGAAAAGGGGGAGGTAGATTTATCTATGATGAAAATCGTGCCACGGAAAATGATGGTGGAATTTGTATTAATGGGTGGGTACGTCAATTAGAAAATCGCACTTTAAACCCTTATATGTTTGGTGCGTATGGTGATCTTGAATTTACCAATACTGAAGTATTAGCTTATAAATCTGGACATGATGATACTGAAGCATTTAAAAAAATGCTTAACATGAATAGCTATGTAGTATTTTCCAATGTAAGTAAAGGTGTCTCTTCAAATAAATATAGCCGTTATACTTTCGAGTTACCACATGGGGCTTGGTATATCCGTGATTCATTACCAATGCGTTCATTTACAAAAATAGAAGGCAATAATTCTGTTATATTTTTTGATCCTGATTCAGCTAAACATTTTTTCACGACTCCTCGCAATGAAATGCAAGCAGCATATCAGGTTAGTACTGGATGGAATTCACAAACAATTTCTTTTTGTGAGTTCAGCAATCTTATAATTATTGGTAATTTAACAAGAACTTCTACAATACATGCACAAAAATGCTTCGATGCTGCAAATGCATATAAGTGGAAATTCACAAACGTTATTATTGAGCGTTTTCAGAATGGAATTTCCATCTATCCATTAGATACCAGTACTTGGACAAATGGAGTTCGTATTGGAAACTTCTATGAAAACGTTCTAGACAATGTAACTATTCATGAATGTATCCAACATTTTTACAATGCAGGTAATGTGACTCAAGCTACAAATTTAACTTTAGCTGGGGGTTATATAGTTGGTAAGCAATATACTAATAAATTTGATTATTTCTTAATAAATAATGGGGCCGGTTTCAGTTGTAATGGCTTCAATATTGCACCAGCTTCTGATCAGCAACTTAATAAAGCTTTGATTTTTGACTCTTGCTTAGGTTCTTATTACTCTGGTGGATATACAGAATGGTTTAACACCTTCTTTGAATTGGATATGCCTACTCGTATGGGGGGATTTAAATATGATTCAAGCCATACATTTAAATATCCTGAACACTGTATGTTCAAATTTAAAACTGGTGTCTTCTCTAAGTATGATTATTCAACTAATAGTAGAACAATTCCGAATAAATTTATAAATGGGCGTATTTATAATAATTATCTGAATCATATGGGATTAGATTTTGGGGCTAGTTCTGAATTAATCACTAACTTTTTCCGATATGCGCCACAATATGATTTTAAATATGGCATGTATGGAGTATTAGGTTTAACAAATGATGTTATTTATGATGTAAAACGTTTCGAATCTAATGACACTGGTTTTACTAGTAGATATGGTATACGTTTAATAAACCCAACTTCAAATTCTATTGACTTATCACTACCGTTAAATAACCAGTCAGTTCTTGCGAAAGTTGCTTTTCTATATAGACCTATCAAAAACTTCAATCATGATAATTTTAAATCAAATGTTCTAGGATTTAATGGAACAAATAACCGTATCTCAATTGCAGAACTGATGATTGATTATGGGAATGATTGGAAACTAGCTGTTTTAGAAGTTACAAGTGAGCAAACTAGAAATGGTAATATTGTTATTACTCTACCAGGGAATTCTCAAGTCGAAATCGAACATATAGGAGCTTATGCAAATGGCTATCCTTTCATGCCGACTTATAAAGATTATCAACCCTTAGTTAACTCACAAACAGTAGAGGCAATTTCTGGTAGCAATAATGGAGGTACTTTTGCTGCTGGTGATATTCTACGCGCATTAACAAATTTAACAGCTGGAGTAATAACAGGAAATGTTAGTGATAATGTTGTATTAAGCTCTGGTTGTTTCTCTAATAGACATGTCGGATCAGCACCTGTTACTTTAGTATCTGGTTCAAATACAGTGGATGTTGCAAATACAGACACTCTTAAACGCTTAGGAATTGGAGCATATATTGAGTTACAACAGAGTTCTGTAAAAAACAAATATACGGTCGTGGGTAGGAACTTTACTAACGGAGAATTTGACTATACTTTAACTTTCAGTGGTAACTCACCAATAACTGTAGGTAATGTCCTTTTCGACACTAATTACATGCAGCAACCTACATTTCGAGCTTTGCAATATTTTCAAAATAATTACATTTCGAGAAATGTTGCCTATGCGAATGTAACAGTAAACGCTAATTCAATAGTATCAACAAACTTTACATTAGTAGGTGCAACGGTTGGTAATACAGCTCTTGTAGCATCATCATCATCATTAGGTACTTCATCTCGAATTTGGGCAGAAGTCACTGCAAATGATCAAGTGACCGTTTACCATCAAAACCTAACAGGGGCAAATTTAACTACATCTGCAGGTACAACGCTAACAATTAAAGTTGTCTAAGTTTTGAAAACAATAGACCTCTAATATGAGGTCTATTGAACCACTGTTCTATATAGATAAAAGTTAATTTAGAAATTGTAAAAGTCATTAGAAACTGAGAAAAAATAAAACCCATACAGCCTATAAATCCATATTCTAAAAAATAGCTGGCATATCTTAAAAGAAAGAAAAGTACTACCCCATGAGTTAAATAAATACTGTAGCTAATTTCGCCTAATTTTTGTATCTGATCATTCATAAGTAAACCAAAGATATCATTACCTTTTGCAGCAGCTATGAATACAAATGAACAAGCAAAAATAAGATATAAATAATAGAAATTGTTTGCAGTAACAAAAAATGCTGAAATGAAAAACAATACAGACATTAAAGCAAAGTACTTAGATTTAATAAAATTAATAATTTTCTCATTTTTGATTTCCAATGTAATGTATCCTACATAAAAACTAAGTGCAGCTCTTGGATCTATATAAAATTTTAAATATGTTCTTAAAATATATCCTAGTAAAAATACGCATAGGATAGATAATACAATCGCAATGTGTTTTAGTGCTTTATTTTGGACATTATGGAAGATATAAAAAAGTATAGGAATAGTTAGATACATCAAGATTTCAAGCTTTAATGTCCATTCAACCCCGCTAGTCATCCCCATAAATTTTAAGATCGAATCATCTCCAAAGAATAGAAGCCATTTTAAATATTCCATTACGCCATCCAGTATATTTAAGTTAGGCAAGGAATAAATATTAAACAAAAAACAAAAAGTAATGACGAAAAAATAAAGAGGGAAAATTCTTTTAACGCGCTGTTTTAAAAAATAAAGTTTACCTAACTTTGCTTTATTAAGTAGTGAGTAAAATAGATAGCCAGAGATCATAAAAAAAATTGCTACACCAATTTTACCGGCATTCAAAGCCTGATTTCCCCATCCATAGTAATCAAAATATTCATTTTGTGTATAGAACCATTGTTTACCTTCATATATATACAATTCCTTGTAAACATGGCTATACATCACAACTGAGGCCAGTATTGCTCTAAGACCATTAATTGGATTCTTATTTTTTACTTCAAATAATTCATAATGATGATTGGTCTTTATTGTAAATGAAAAAAAAATTAAGAAGAATATAAGTGTATATAGTGATATTGAGATCATAGTCCATTAGATTCTTTTTAAAGTTGAATAGCTATTATAGAAGTTATAGTGGAATTACAAAGATTCTATTTAAATTTTATCTTTTTACTTTGTTTTGTAAAAACCATTTTCACAGGCCAAGAAACTTACACTTTTGATTTAGGCATGCAAGCCTGTTTGTTGAATTAAAACCTCAATTAACAGGCTTTTTTATGGCTATAGATCAATACCACCACGGAATCCGTGTCCTTGAACTCAATGATGGGATTCGGCCAATCCGAACCATTGCAACAGCAATTCCAGGCTTTGTTGCAACTGCAGATGATGCAGATCCACTAGTGTTTCCAGAAAACCAAGCAGTACTAATTACAAATATACAAGCTGCAGTAGCTAAAGCCGGAAAAAACGGAACATTAGCTAAAGCACTTCAAAATATGGCCAACCAAACCAACGCTATTTGTGTCGTGGTCCGTGTACCCTCTGCAGTTGATGAAGCAGCTCAAACTGCAAACGTCGTTGGAACCGTAACTGCTGAAGGAAAATATACCGGCCTTAAAGCCCTTCTCGTTGCCAAATCTAAATTAGGTGTTCAGCCACGTATTTTAGGTGCACCAGGGCTTGATACTCAGGCTGTGGCCACTGAATTAGTTGTGATTGCTAAAAAGTTGCGTGCTATGGCCTATGCCTATGCATGGGGCTGTAAAACCAAAGAAGAAGCAGTTGCATATCGTGAAGCCTTTGCTGCACGTGAACTTATGATCATTTGGCCAAATTTTGTAGCATTTAATACCACAACTGCTCAAACAGAAACCGTACCAGCTGTTGCTGTTGCTATGGGTTTACGCGCAAAGATTGATAACGAAATCGGTTGGCATAAAACCCTTTCAAACGTTGCAGTATCGGGTGTTACTGGTATCGATGCTGATGTGACTTGGGATCTGCAAGATCCAGCAACTGACGCTGGCTATCTCAACAGCAATGAAATTACAACCCTCATTCAACATGAAGGCTTTCGTTTCTGGGGATCTCGTACTTGTTCAGACGATCCTTTATTTGCTTTTGAAAACTATACACGTACTGCTCAAGTGCTGGCGGACACCATGGCTGAAGCACATATGTGGGCAAACGATTTACCACTCCATGGTTCATTGGCCACAGACATTATCGAAGGACAAAAAGCCAAGCTTCGTGAACTCACACGCAATAAATACCTCATTGGTGGTGATGCCTGGTTCGATCCAGAAGCAAATACTCCAGACACGTTAAAGGTTGGGAAATTGGCCACTGATTACGATTACACCCCTGTCCCACCGTTAGAAGATTTGACATTCCGTCAGCGGATCACTGATCGCTATCTCGCTAACTTTGCTGCATCTGTAAAAGCTTAAGGAGCATAACGCATGGCTTTACCTCCAAAACTCAAAAATATGAACTTCTTTAATGAAGGGAATAGCTATTTGGGCAAAGTTAAGACTGTGACTTTACCCAAGTTAGCACGTAAAACAGAAGGCTACCGTGGCGGTGGTATGAACGGGACTGTAAAAGTCGATCTAGGCATGTCCGATGATGGCTTAGTGCTTGAATCAACTATGGGTGGTTTAGATCTTTTGGCACTCCGTCAATTTGGTATGGAAAAAATTGACGGTGTTTATCTCCGTTTTGCTGGGGCATACCAGCGCGATGACGATGGCGAATATGATGCCGTAGAAGTTGTTGTTAAAGGCCGTCATGAAGAAATTGATGGTGGTGAATCAACTCCTGGCGAAGACACAGAACATAAAGTCGTGACCAACTGTGTTTACTACAAGCTGACAGTGAATGGTGTCGTTGAAGCCGAAATTGACATTCTTGGCATGAAAGAAGTGATCGGTGGCGTAGATCGTCTTGAAAAACAACGCAACATCTTAGGCATTATTTAAGTTTCCTTCCCTTCTGTAGTCCAGTACTGCAGAAGGTTTTTTTATTTAACTTTTAGGATATTTCCAAATGAATCAAATTGATCAAGCGATTAACCAAGAACACATCAAAAACCCAAATGAAGAATTGGTGACTTTAGAAGAGCCAATTCGTATGGGCGACCAGATGATTACCCAAGTCACCATCCGTAAACCAGGTGTAAAAGCATTAAGTGGTACCAGTCTTCAGGCTATTTACCAGCATGACGTAGATGCACTTTGTAAAGTACTTCCACGTGTTACGTCACCAGCACTGACACCTCAGCAAATCTACCAAATGGACCCTGTAGATTTTGCCAATTTAGGAGGGCATTTGGTCACTTTTTTGTACCCGAAAGCCTTACAGAAGGAAATCAAGGCTCAGACAGCTTAGAGCTAGTCGATGATGTAGATGAGGCAATAGCAAATATTGCCGTCATCTTCGGTTGGCCACCGAGCACCTACGATGACATGGATATTGTTGAATTGAGCAAATGGCATCGTAGAGCGCTCAAAAGAAATGAATCTAACTAATTAGAGACCACCAATGTCGAACCTAAAATTAGAAGTCCTATTTAACGCAGTTGATAAATTATCAGGCCCTATTAAAACAATCATTGGTGGCTCTAAAACCTTATCAGATGCTTTTAAAAAGACATCATCTGAACTGAAGGCACTAGAAGCCCAACAAAGAAAAGTATCGGGGTTCAGACAACTTAAAGAACAATCTGAAAAAACTGCACAAGCCATTGAGCAAAATAAGGAAACTCTTAAACAGCTCAAAACGGCCATGAATATTGGTGCCCCTACTGAGCAAATGGTTAAGGATCTCGCACGTGCTGAAGCCGCACAGAAACGTCTGAAGGCAGCTCAGAAAAATCAAGGCTCTGAAATGACAGCTTTGGTGCGTGAACTTAATCAGGCTGGTATCAGTGTTGACAACCTGGCTAATGATGAATCTGAGCTGAAGAATAAAATCCATCTCACCACAATGGAAATTAACAAACAAAAGGAATCTTTAGAACGTCACCAGAAAGCCCAGAAGCAATATGAACAAATGCAAGGCCGAATGGCCAAGGCTTCAGATCTGGCCAAGAAGGGACTAATGGTTGCTGGTGCTGGAGCAGCTGCAATGGCTATTCCGGTACACCTAGCAATTGACTATGAATCTGCAATGGCTGATGTGAAAAAGGTCGTCAATTTTGAAACCCCTCAACAGTTCAAAATCATGGGTGATGACATTATCCGGTTATCAACCAAACTCCCTATGGCTGCCAAGGATATTGCAGCTATTGTTGCAGCCGGTGGCCAATCTGGAATTGCAAAAAATGAACTACTTGGATTTGCAGAATCTGCAGTAAAAATGGGTGTTGCTTTTGACATTTCTGCTCAAGAGTCAGGTCAAGCTATGGCAGAAATGCGTACAGCTTTTAAAATGTCCCAAACAGAAGTCGTCTCACTTGCTGACAAAATTAATTACCTGGGCAATAACACTCCAGCTGCAGCAAAAGGCATCATGGATATTGTTCAACGTATTGGGCCTCTCGGTGAAGTTGGTGGTTTTGCTTCTGGATCTATTGCAGCACTTGGTGCCACTATCCGGGGAATGGGTGTTGCAGAAGAAATTGCCGCGACCGGTATCAAGAATATGATGCTTGCTTTAGTTGCTGGAGAATCTGCAACTAAAGGTCAGAGAGCTGCTTATAAAGATCTAGGCCTAGATGCTGGCCAAGTCGCTAAAGATATGCAAATTGATGCTGAAGCCACAACTTTAAAAGTAATCAAATCAATTTCTAAATTAGATAAATATAAACAGGCTGCAACCTTAAAAGAGCTTTTTGGATCTGAGTCATTAGGTTCAATTGCACCATTGCTTACCAATATGGAGGCGCTTGAAAAGAACCTATCAATGGTAGGTGATAAATCTAAGTATGCTGGTTCAATGCAAGCTGAATATGCCGCACGTGCAGCAACTACGGCCAATAATATTCAGTTGGCCAAGAACCAAGTAGCAGGCCTAGCAATCAATATTGGTAATGTGCTTCTGCCTCCAATTAATACCATGCTTGGTAAATTCACTGCTGTGATGACAGTTGTTCAAGATTGGGCATCACGCAACCCGGCATTAGCCTCAACACTGGTAAAAATTGCTGTTGGAGGTATAGCTATTATTGGGGTTATAAGCGCTTTATCACTTGGAGTTTTAGCGCTACTTGGTCCACTTGCTATGCTCAAAATGACCTTTTCCACATTAGGCATTGGGTTTAGTGCTTTAGGAGCAATTTTCTCTCCAGCTGGTTTAGTCATCCTTGGCGTTATTGCAGCCGTGGCTGGGGCTGCTTATCTCATTTATAAGAATTGGGAACCTATCAAAGGATTCTTTATTGGTATTTGGAATACAGTAAAAAGTGCCTTCAATGGTGGTATCAGTGGAGTATCTGCACTGATTATTAACTGGTCCCCTATTGGGCTTTTCTATGCTGCATTTGCAAAAGTTTTATCCTGGTTCGGCGTAGATCTGCCAGCGAAATTCACAGGCTTTGGCGCAATGATTTTAACCGGTTTAAAAAACGGGATTATGTCCAAAATTGGTGAAGTAAAAGCAGCTCTCTCCGGAGCAGTCACAGGTGTCATTGATAAGGCCAGAAACATCCTGGGCATCCACTCCCCCTCTCGTGTGTTTATGGGCATTGGTGATTACACGATGCAGGGTATGGCATTAGGTATTTCTCAGAACCATAACTTACCTGTTAGAGCCACACAGCAAGCTACGCAGAATGTAATTGGTACTGGTACCACAGCAAAGGTTACACCAGTGACACCGATCCGAGCACAGCGTGGTGGCAGCTACATTAGTAATGACACCATACAAATCACAATTAAGGCAGAGCACGGTCAACCAGTTCGTGAAACTGCACGTGCTTTACGAGCTGAAATGGTACGTCTCCAACAAGAAGAACGCGATGCTCGTCGTAGATTCTTAACTGATACGGAGTAAACAAAATGATGATGGCTTTAGGGCTGTTCGTATTTTCATTGCGAACAGCTGCATATCAAGAACTGCAACGGGTTACGAACTGGAGACATCCAAGTAATAGCCGGGTTGGATCTACCCCAGCATATCAGTTTACTGGTAAAGGTGAGGACACTATTACCCTGAAGGGAGAAATCTACCACGAACTGACCAACAATCGTGTTGTTCTGGACCAAGTCCGTCGAATGGCAGACACAGGCATGGCTTATACCCTAATCGAAGGTACCGGCAAGATTTATGGCCTAGTGATTATTGAAAATATGGAAGAGACAAAAACCTATTTCTTTAAAGATGGTGCAGCACGTAAAACAGAATTTAGCCTGACATTAAAAATCGTAAAGGAATGGAAACCGACATTACTTGGCACACTCATCGGCATGGCTGGTGGCGTAGCAAATAGGTTGATATAAATGTTTAATCAAGTCACCAACAAGCTAAAAGACGCAGCTGATTCATATCAGGCAGAAACAGAATATCCTTTCCCAATTTATCGCCTAGAAGTAGATGGTAATGACATCTCCCCTCTCATTGTCGACCGTTTAATTTCACTCACTATTAAAGACAATCGTGGTCTTGTTGTGGACTCTATCGACATTGATCTTGATGATTCTGATGGGCAATTAGAAATTCCACCTGAAGGCGCAATAATTCAGGTGTGGATTGGCTGGTCTAATACAGGCTTGGTCGACAAAGGAAAATACAAAGTTGAATCAGTCACTCATCGCGGTTCACCAGATGTATTAAGCATTTCAGCATTTAGTAATGACGTATCTGAAGGTTTAAAACAAAAGCGTGAACGTAGCTTTAACAATAAAACAATCCAAGTAATTTTTGAAACCGTTGGTGCTGAATATGCCCTTAAAACAATTGTGCATGACACGCTGGCCAACCGAGTAATTTCATACATTGCTCAGAATGAAAGTGACGCAAATCTAATTACCCGGATTGCAGATGAACATGATGCGATTGCAACTGTTAAAAATGGCCACTTAATTTTATTGCCTCGTGGAGCTAGTCAAACTGTATCCGGATTACCTCTTCCTACAGCCCAAATTTTTAGATCAGATGGCGATGGCCACAATTACACGACTGGTACAGGTACTGACAGAATCACGGGTGTAAAAGCCTATTATTACGATACAGGGAAATCTAAAAAGTTGTATGTCGTAATTGGTGACAATGAAGACAATTTAAAAGAGATCCGTTACGTCCACCGCGACAAAAAAACAGCTGAACTTGCTTGCCAGGCTGAATTCAACCGGTGCAAACGTTCTTCACAAAAATTGTCTTATACATTTGCCTTTGGCCAACCCAACCTTATTCCGGAACAAGAGTTTGTATTCACCGGTTTAAAACCACAAATCGATGACATTGTATGGCTGGGCACCAACGTCACTCACAATCTAACGGATAGCGGTTTTACTACAAGTGTTGAATTAGAAGTACAACTGCCAAATGCAGATGATGTCTCAACTCTTTTTGAACCGGATAAAGAGGGAGATAAAGAAATAAGGAAAAAAAATAAAAAACGAACTGGTCGGAACTATGCTGACTACACCGGTGTAATTGTTTTTTATCGTGAGAATGGTAAAGACCTCAAACTTACTTCTGGTGACCAAAGCAATCCATTAAAACTTATCAGAATTTATAAAACTAAAAAGACAGCAACTATAGCTTTAAAAAGAGAGCAAGCCCGAATTGATAAAGCTAAAAAGGGTAAATAAAAAAAAATCCTTGCTTCGGGGGAAAAGCAAGGACTAAAAACAATAATCAATTTTCGATATAAATTATTATAAATCACCATTTATAGTGATTTTGTTATAAAATCGTAATTAATTAAACCAATAGGTAACGAAATGGCTCGACCTCGTTCACGTTATAAATGCCCCCATTGTGGTGAACCTTTTGCAATACGTTCAAGTGATGCATTGAGTCCCCTACTCCGTATGTTTCAGGCGCAATGCCAAAATCTTAATTGTGGTTTTACAGCCCAAGGCTACATGGAATTGAAGTTCCAGCTCTCACCTCCAGCCCAACCAAATCCTGAAATTAATTTACCTACTCCAGACCGAACTTGGAAAATGGAGCCAGCATGACAGACAAAATCGATATTGCCCAAGAACTACAACTTATACAGGTTCAAATTCAACCTAAAGACTTTAGCCGTCCTTCTTTGTCTGAATGTGAAGAATGCGGAAATGATATTCCTATAGAGCGTCAGCGCTATGGCTCTATAACTCTTTGTGTTGAATGTAAAAATACACAAGAAAAACTTTCAAAAAGGTACTTTTAAATGACAAATTTCCAAATCTTTTTCATCGTTATTCTTGTTTTAGCCCTCATTATTTTTTGGATGATTCTGGATTATCAATTTACTCGGTACATCCATGAGATGAAGGCTTTTTATAAGGAAGAAAATCTCCAAAACAAAAGCCAACTCAAGTTAAATCAGCAAATCCATACGGGAGTAATAAATGCAGCTATACCCGATCTTAATCGGCATGATCATGGGCATTATTTTAAGTAGTTCCATGTTCTTATATCTTGTCGCATAACGCCAAGCCCCTTCAATGGGGCTTTATTATTTTACGGTAAATACCTTGTCTTAAAAGTTTCCTACCAAACTTCTATATTGCTTGATCTGTTTTCTATATTATTTTTAGTTAACCTTTTAAGCTGTGTTAAAAGGTTAATTTCAAAAATCATGCAGCTTCTTCACCTAGCCAAAATAACATTTTGTCATTCAACTCTTCTTCAGAATCTGCACTTTCAATATTAAACTTATAGCCTTTAAATTTGAAATCTAATTTATCTAAGGTCTCTCCAATTTCATCAACCTTTTCCTCATCTAACTTCTTCAACTCTTCTGCAGAAGGTCTTAAAACAAAAAAGTTTGCGCCTTTTTGATCTAATTGAGATGCTGTTAAAAGATCTGTTGCCAACATCAAGTAATTTGTATTGATGGTATCTACATTGTTTGTGACGACAGAAACAAAACTTCCGTAATTAGAAGAACTTCGCATAGGCACATACAAATCACTATTATTTTTTCTTAAATAACTATCTTCAGGGAATAGATCTAATAAATGCTTATATTCATTTTTACTTTTAATTTTTTGTCTGAGGTTAGTTGTAGCACGTTTTAAGAATGGCTCATTTTTAATGTACTTAAAATCATTCTTCACTTTACTCTTTGATGCATGAGTTTTGCCTAAAGTAACAACACGAGTGTACAATCTTTCCAGAATCTTTTCTTCATTAAGGCCCTTAGCTAAGCCTTTATCTATCAAACGAATTTGGTCTGAAAAATAAAAATTATCTCCTTTAAAAGCTTTTAAAGATAATTCAATAACATCCTGAAGATGCTGTACAGTATCCTCATCATATAAGCAATTTACGCGATTGAAACTATCAAGCATTTTGAAGTAATTTCTACCATTGTGCTTAAATGAAACACCAATATTTAGATATTCTTCAGTAGCTATATCAGGGTTCCACTGCACAAGTGACCATTCACCTTTAATTATATTTGACATATGAATCTACCTATTTAAGCAGCTAATGCATGAGGCAAACGAGTTGCTATGGTAGCAAAACGTACTTCAAAATAATTGAAAAAATCATCAATCTTTTTATCTAAATTGCTACCTATTGTTTGATCAATATGAGTGATACAACCATGAATATCTACTTTGTCTTTATCATAAAAACTGCTATTTCTAGCAGCAACATCTAATATAGGTTGATAAATAGCAGGGTGGATAATTGTTCCATTGTATTGTGCTTTGAATGCATTGAGCATGTAGTTTGTACAATTGAATGTTGGGTCGATTGATTCATACTGCCAATCAATTACACCAAAAATTTGACCATGATCAATTATTCCAATGTCATCCTTTTTAATAAAAATTAGATTCCCAATATTTCTATCAATATTCCCAATACAATCATCAAAAGCAACTAAAGATTTAAAGTTCGGCCAAGAATCGAGTAATGAAATAATCTGTTGTGCTTCATCATTAGCAATCTCCTGCGGATTCTTAAGATAGACCTTTTTTAGATCTTTACCGCCAAGACTTGATGTAACCCATCCATATACAAAACCGTTGGTCTGAGCAAAACTATCCGTTGAGGTATCAATAGAAAATTCACTTACATCAAGCTTGATCAAAGCTGCACGACTTGATTGTCGCAAATTGGCTGAATTAGCTAGCAAGAAACCAAAACTTTCATTAATAATTTCTTTAATTCGAGTATTTACAGGAAAAAGTTTAACAAATGATTCAATGACTTCACCATCTGGCCATAGAACTTCAGCTAAATATGTTTTTGCAGAGATACCGCCACTTGTTGGACTCATTTCTTTTAAAGTAGACAAATAACCATCTTGCTCAATCATTTCTATCATTATACTACTAGCCCTTATAAATATCTTTATCTTACATTTTAATAGTAACTAAGATACTCACCAAATTAAAGTTTTAAACATCGATTTTTAAGTCATCACACAGTAATAATAAATATGCATTACTCCTGTCCCAATACTTTCACAAAATCATCTTCAGTTAAAATACGAATATTCGCTCCATCTTTTTGCCACTTCAGAGCCTGTTCAAACTTACGCCCATAGCTCATATGTGCCCAATGAGGATTACCCTTATTACATATCACGAGATAATCAACAGTTTTGGTGAGATCATCTTTAAAAATACCACCTTGTGATTCGATCACCTGTTTCCATTCTGCTTTACTATAACGAGCAGATGCACCAGTTAAACAAATGGTCTTGCCAATGATTTCAACGTTGCCATGGTAGAAATCAGGATTTTTATTATCTTCAGAGCTAGATACTCTAACTTGTGGTAAACCAAAATTATTGAGCTGGATATATTTAGCCAACGTTAAACGTAGAACTTCTTTTGTATCACTACTAACACGGTTTAAAATACGTACATGATTCAAAGCAAGAATTATTTCTTTATAGATAGGATCATCTTTCAGATATTCATGACGATCCAACCAAGCATTTAAAGCTAATACCTCATCATCTGTATAATCACTATCACAGGCCAAACCTGCTAACACGCCATGTAATCTTTGGACATCACAAGTATGTTCTTTAAAGTACTTTGAGTTTTTGAATAAATCTAAATGTGCTTGAACTTCTTGGTGATTCGCTAATAAGAACTGCGGGTCTTCAGCTGCTTTAAGTAGAACCTGATAAAGCGGTTCAAAATGAGGTACTGTTACAGCTTCTGGATATTGCTCTACCCATTTAATTAAGGCTTCAATTTCCTGTAAACGCACACGACCATCTAAGAACAAACCCTCAAAAAAACCTAAAAACAAATTACCTAATTTACTTTGATTCGCATTGAAATTTATACGATTTAAATCAACTTCCATGATGGCACCAATCTCATTTTATTATTAAAATAAAGTTGGCTATATAGTATCCAAGATACTATTGATAATCTATATTTTTCTTAATTCTTAAAAGGTTATATCTGTATCTTTAGTCTTATTTACCCCTTTAAATTCTTAATTGCTTCTGTTGTAGCTTTAACCATTTCAGTTGTACTTTTCATTTGGTCAGAAACTAAATTACCCATATCTTTATGTGCTGCCCCATCCACTTCACGACCAAAGTATTTAAGTGCTAGTTCTTTACGTACACTCGCGGCTTCTTCAGTTGGAATACTTTCCATAAAACTTGGGTAAGCTTGTAGCTCAACTTGGGTTTGATAGTTTTGATCAGCTAATCTTTGATAGTGAGCCGATTGTTTTAAAAAGTAACTTATTAGAGTAATACCTACTAATAACAGGGATACTTTTACAGCCCAAAACTCAATAGTTGAGAAAAGATAAGGAACTAATTCCTGTTTAAGTGTTAATAAACCTACAGATAAACATAATAGAACTCCCAACCCCCAATAAAAATACGATCTATAACTTTCTTCTAACCCACGATATTTATTTACAGCATTATCATAAATATTTTCTGTACGAGCATTATCAGCAATATTTCTTAATCTTCTAAAATTTAAAAGCTCTGTATTAACCTCATTTATAATAGGACTTAGTGCATTTACTGATAATTCTTTAAATGATCTTTTTATTTCTGAGTAATTATCAATAAAAGAATTAATTTCCTCTATCTTACTATTAATTTTTTGAACAGTATTTGCTGTAGGTTCTGCTAATAGCAAAGCTGACATATCAGCAACATCTCTTTTAAAGTTTTCTAAAAAACCCATTTCATCATAGTGTAGAAAAATAGAATTAAGGGAAGAGATAATATTATTTAAACCAGTTCTGACCTTATCTTTTAAGTCTGAAGCAATTTGTAAACCATTTATTTTATTAATAATATTTCTTATATCTTCTATAAGTTTTGTCTTAAAGTCCCTATATTCTTCATAACTTATTCGTCTAATTTCTTGATCAGTTTGATTTACACTCTCATTTGCCATACCCACCCCAAAATTTATTATAAAGTCTTGACGCGTAATAGTATCTAAGCTACTGTAAAAACGCTAGATAGACATAAGTCTTTTTAGTCAGGCGTAGGAACCTGTTAGTACAAAGATCACAGACGCAAAAAAGTCCGTCTATGGGCTATTTTTTTGCTTAAAATTCAGCTTTGCTGTTCTATGGCAGGCTGGACAGGACAGCTTCGGCTGGCCGTATCTGTGATCACGGTATTCCTACTCCTGTTCAGTCTGTCACCATTACCGTAGGAAGTAATGGCGCCAGATCAAACTTAAATTTGATCACAGGAATAGCAAATGAATACATTCGCTTTAAAGAACTCCCCTACTCAAAATTCGGTAAAAGAACATACTCCAGTCAAAGACTTGGCTGCATTCAAACAACGCCAGCTCAAACTCAAACGTCAAAAACTCATCAAAGACATATTCGATGCTGCAATCTTCATAAGCATTGCCGGCTTTACCTTCTCAACTTTGTTTTGGGGAGCCTAAGCCATGTTTAAACATTTTGCGCGCCTCTTAAGCACCTCTTGTGCGCCTTGGGTTTCATTGCAAGCTCTGTATCATTTCTCTCAATCTAACAAATTGGGAGTACAGCCATGAACACAATCGCACATATTGAAGATGCTGTATTTATTCAAAACGACCAAGTCAAAACCTCTAGCCTCAAAGTGGCTGAGCTTTTTGGCAAACAACATAAAGATGTATTACGCAAACTTGAAAGTCTAGACTGCTCATCTGAATTCACTGAGCGCAATTTTACGCTCAGTGAATATGTAGATAGTACGGGTCGAAAACTGCCTATGTTTGAAATGACTAAAGACGGTTTTATTTTCTTGGTTATGGGTTTTACAGGTGCCAAAGCAGCTCAAATCAAAGAAGCCTACATCAACACCTTTAACCACATGGCAGCCATGCTCTACAACACGCAAGGCAACCATGACCAAATTCATGTAGGTGCTGTGGTTCAGCTCAAGTCTGGTGGTCCGCTCTACACGGTCAGTAAAATTCTTTATGACCAAAACGGTTACATGGAAAGTGCTGAAGTCATCTGGCACAACAAATCTAATCTGTGCCGTGAAACTTTACCCATTAACTGCCTAACACTCGAGTCTAAAAACCTCATTCAAAATAAAACTCTAGAAGACTTCTGGGCATCAGTTCATAACTACGGAATAGATAAACTCAACCATAGCCGTAAGCACAACTTACTGGCGTTTAATCTCGGGCAGATCTACGAGTGCATTGAAGGTTTGCCGCCACGAAACCAACTGTCTAGCATCCTCATGCAAAGCCGTGCTCCCTTCCCTATTTATATACAACACAACCATGCTGTGCATAGTGGGGTGATTAACAAAACGGTGAAGTGCTGGGTGTTTGATATTAAAAAAAACCCCATACCAGCACTTGAAAAGGGCTAAGCCTATGGAAAATTTCATAATATCAAACAGATAAGCGACACAACGTGTCGCCACTATCTATATTTTCAAAGCAGATTTTACGAAAATAGACCCATGATCAATAGACAGGGGGAGAAATGCACTCAACACTAGACGTTAATAGCCAAAAGAAAATGACGGCCGAAGAAATACTGGAAGAAATTGAATATCCACTTGAGAACCTTCAAAACTTACTTTTTGCCTTTTCAAAAATGAAAGTCGATGATGGTTTAAAAGAACAAGAATTTAGCGCCATCATCAACACGCTACATCACCAAGTGGTAAACATTAACCGCGCGGTTCATGCCAAATGAATTAAAAAACCCGACTTAGGTCGGGTTTTCACTCTCATTTTTTTTAAATAATTCTACCCAACCACTAATACGGAAAGTTTTGATTTTATGAAATCTTAAACCATAATTCTTTAAACTCTCGTCATACCAAATTTGATTAAATATATAACTATTCTCAATAAATCTTTTTATATCAGGGAAGACAGGTGCAATCCAAAATAGAACCATTTGTTCTTCTTGGAACATAGAATTACAAAGGACATCCAAGAAATGAGCCTTATCTTTTGCAGAAATTTCTGATTCATTAATTAAATTAATCAAATTTTTATAGATAAAAAAATAAGAGACAACAGGACTGATTGAATCCGTAAATAAATGACGTCCTACCTCAAAAAAATGGTCACGTATTTCGGATTCGCTAAGATTTTCAAAAAATAGTGGGTTACTACTTAATCTAGCAACAAAATCTGTAGTTAGAATTTGCATAACTGTTAAACCGCTAGCCTTTTTTATTTCTTTTTGATATTCATTATTCCTACATTCTAGAACAATACTATTAAATTTTTCTCTTTTATAATTAAGCAATGAATAGAACTGATTAGCAAAAATAGCATTCCTAGATTCGTTTAATTGTTCTTGATGTGATTTTTCAGCTAACTTCAATTGCTCCTTATTAGTCACTCTTGTTTCATTTAAAGAAGTAATTTGCAAATAAGTCGAATAAGCAACTGCACATAAAGCAATGGATGAGATAAGCGTATTTAAACTTCCATAAATATCGCCAAAAGGTCCAAAATCCGTGAAGTCCTTTGGAAATTTATAAGCTTCAATTAAAAGTTTAAAAATAAATGGAAAAGCTATCCATAAACAAACAATAGATAGAACTCCTACACCCCATATCATTTTTTTTTGAAAGTCAGTTATGTTCATTTTTTCATATTTTATTTAAATTGATTTGCATAAGTCTCAGCTATAGAGACTAACCCCGAACGCATTTCTTCACGTGTTTGACGGTACAACTGAATCAGCTTTGCTTCATCATCTGCCAGTTCACTGCTCTTCAATTCTGAAGCACCCCATAGAATATAAGCAATATTAAACCCATGATCTTCAAGCAAATCTAACTGGTCAGTGTCTAAAGGTGCATTGTGCTTTTCATAACGCACAACTGAGTTCTTTTTAACGTTTAAAATCTCGGCCAACTCATCTTGTGTACCTATGCCCAAGCGCTTACGTTCTTCTTTTAAACGTTCACCACGATTAGAAAAATCACCATTTTTCATACTTTTTCCTTAAAAGCACTTGTAAATCACCATAAATAGTACTAAATTTAATACCACTAAGTATCTAAGTACGATTTATGGTGATTTTCGCATGACTACATCAAATGTTCAAACTAAACCTAAACACACTGAACTCACTCAAGTCCGCTGGACCAAAGCTCAGTTAAAAGTCCTCAAGAAAATTGCGTATGAAAAGGACACAAAAATTGCCATCTACATCCGTGATTTTATGGTGAACCATCACCCCGAGTTACAAGAACCGCGCAAAGACGAGCAATTGTAATCAAAGCCAATTCGCAATGCTTACAAAGCTACAAACTCAAACAAAATATTCACATTCTCAAACAGTTATCAATGTTCAAACGGGTGATGCTTAATGTCAGATATATCAAGACGCATAGATGACCGTCTAAACCAAATCTTCAACTTTAAAAGAGTTGGAGAGTGGTACAGACAAGGCATCTGCCCACAGTGCAGCAAGAAAGAATGCTATACCCATGCGATTAAACCTCGGGTGGTGAAATGCAGCCGTTTAAATAATTGTGGTTATGAAGAACACGTAAAAGATATTTGCGAAGACTTATTCAAAGATTGGTCTAAAGAATTTCCTAAAACTGAAGTAAACCCTCATGCAGCTGCCGATGCCTACTTACGTCATGGCCGTGGCTTGGATATTACCCCTTTAAAAGGTTTATATACTCAAGATACGTTTAGCAACGAACAAAAATATCCTGGTCTCTACACCGGTACTGTTCGTTTCAAATTAGCTGAAGGAATTTATTGGGAACGTTTTATCGACCGTCCAGAACGTTTTGGACGTCAAAAAGCAAACTTCATTGGTAAATATGAGGGCTTGTCATGGTCAATGGTCGATCTCGATGACCTTTGCAATGCTCCTTCATTTTGGATTACTGAAGGCATTTTTAATGCCATTGCTTTAATCCAATCTGGCCAACCAGCTATTGCCACCATGTCTACTGGTAATTTCCCATCTGTATTACTTAAACAGATTGCGGACCGCTGCCATGAACTGAAGAAAGATAAGCCACGTCTGATCTGGGCATTCGACAATGACAAAGCTGGTAAAGATGCAATTAGAAAATTCCACCTCCGTGCGCTTCAGGAAAAATGGGCTTCTTCAGCTGCTCTGCCACCTCATCAAGTCAAAGGTAAAAACCTTGATTGGAATGACCTGTTTATGCACGACTTACTACACAGTGAAGAACGTGCAAAGTATCGTCATTACGGTGAATTACTCATTGCAGAAACGGCTGAACAAGCTGGCTTACTGATCTACAACTTCAAGGAAGGACGGACCAAAACTTTTTTCTTTAATCACAATTTCCGTCTGTACTGGTTCAACTTGGATTACGACAAATACGCTAAGCGTATGAATCAGATTGAAGAAGATCCAAGTTTTGATGCGCTACTTGATCAACAGAAGCGTGAGCAAGCTTTACGTGACTGTGCCGCTGTCACTGAGATCTGTAATGCTCAAATTGATCCCCTTTATTTTGAACGCAATGAGGTTACAGGCGAAGCTTGGTATTACTTCAACGTGCAAAGCCAATGGGCAGAAAAGAAAACTCAATTTACCCCAAGCCAAATCGGCAGCCGTAGCAAATTCAAAGATGCAACTATGGAAGTCATGGCTGGTGCAATGTGGACCGGTACTGATCAACAGCTTGAATTTTTTATGAAGCGTAAAACGGAACGTTTAAAGGAAGTTAAAACTACCGATTACATAGGCTATTCAAGTGAATATGAAACTTACATCTTCCCAAAACATGCTGTGCATAAAGGCCAAGTTATCCCCATTAATGAACATGATTACTTCAAAATTAAACGCCTTGAACTCAAGAGCTTAGCAAAATCCCCTGTCATTACACTAAACCCGAAAAAAGAATTTAAACCCTTTTGGTGGAAAGACTTTTACCGGGTACGTGGCAGTAAGGGATTAATTGCCCTGGCGTGGTGGACCGGTACATATTTTGCCGAACAAATTCGCTCTATACATAGCTCATATCCTTTTATTGAAATTATTGGTCAAGCTGGTGCCGGTAAATCACGTTTGATTGAGTTCTTATGGAAATTAAGCGGTCGTAAAGAATACGAAGGCTTTGATGCAAATAAATCAACAAACGTGGCGATTTACCGTAACTTTGCCCAAATCTCCAACCTTCCAGTTGTATTGATTGAAGGTGACCGTAATGATGCACAAGGCAATAGTGTCAAACAAGCAAAGTTTAGTTGGGATGAACTCAAAGATGCTTTTAACGGCCGAGCAATTCGTTCTAAAGGCCTAAAAACCGCTGGTAATGAAACATATGAACCACCTTTCCGCGGTGCCATCATGATTTCTCAAAACAGCGCAATTGCCGCATCTGAAGCAATTTTAACTCGTACATTGCATCTTTCATTTGACCGCAAAGGACAATCTTTAGAAACGAAACGTATTGTGGATGCTCTGGACCGTATAGAACTTGAAGAAGCATGTACGTACATGACTCATTGCCTACGTAAAGAAAATGAGATCCTTACCACATATCAGGAACGTCTAAAAAGCCTTGAAGACCAGTATCACAGTATGGGTATTACACATACACGTATTGCTCTATGTCATGCCCAAATTGCTGCACTGATTGAGGCTATAGCTGAACACGTACTGAATGGTTATCTGGACTATGAAGAAGTAGCTCCAGCCCAAGAAATGCTAATGGAAATGGCTCAACAGCGCGTAGACCAACTCAACGGTGACTGTCAGGAAGTTGAACAGTTCTGGGAAGCGTTTGAATACCTACAAAGTGGTCGATCTGCCCCATTCAGTCTTAACCATCATGACAATGATGCTCAGACTATCGCTATCAATTTAAATGAAATCTACAAAGTTGCTGCCCAACAGTATCAGAAACTTCCTGAAATTACGTTGATGAAAAACCTACTGAAATCATCACAAAAATTCAAATTTATCGAATCTAACCGAGCTGTTAGCTCAAGCCGTTACCCAACTGACGCTGCTAAAAACTTGAATGCTGACAATGAAATGTCAGACAGACGTAGAACAGTGAAATGTTGGATTTTTTCTAACCCTAACTATGGAGCACCACAATCATGAATACAACCACAGAAGAATTAAGTCCACATGCTTTACCATTTGTAGATGAAGAAGAAACAGACCTACGTATCGTTACACCCACACATCCCATTGCCCTTGAAGCCTATGCAGCAGTTAAGGCCATGCGTTGTGACTTTGTGCGAATCATTGCTTCAAGCTACCAGAAATCACCTACGGAAACTGGTTACTTCATTTCTGGCATATTTCCAAGCGATGCAGAACGAGGCCTAAACCGTGAAGAATGGATATCAACTTTTGAGAATTTAAAGGGGTAAATATATGGATGTAGAGGTGTTATTAGAAAAAGTGCTTCGTAAAATTCTAAAGCAAATTGATGCTAAGCCAATTATCCCAATTGATTACCAGCTTTGGGATGAACAAGACATTGCTAGTTATTTTAAGTATTCACTGGACTACACAAAGCGCCACATTATTAGCAATGAAAACTTTCCACCTAGTCGGGAACTACCTACCTCAGCAACAAGCGATCGGACAGTACCACGCTGGAAAGCCACAGATGTCATCAGCTTTGGAATGGCATTTGATAAAAATTTTATAAAATATTGATCAATAATAATATAAATATACAATGGGATTTGCATCTTTAGAGATATTTAAAAATGCATATCCCATCAATTTTTAAAACGTAAAAAATATGTTTAAAGAAAAATTCAAAAAAGTTCAATTTAGTTTACTAGAGTTACTCTCAATACTTTCTTTTCTTGGTCTTTGCTATTGTTTATTTTATAAATATCATTTTTATAACATGCTTGGTATTCCATGGTTCATAACTAATCTTAGTCCTCAATATGTTTTCTTTGCATCATTAAAACTTATCATTTTTGCTACAATACTTCTAACAATCGGGTATGTTATGGGATTTTTCATAAGTAAATATTCATTTAAAGTAGTTAGAGTTGGATCTGCACCACTAATATTAATAAGTATAATTGCTTACTTTATTGTTTTTTTAATTTTTCAAAATAGCCTTCCTGAATATATCTTTACTATCAAGTCATCAGAGTTGTTAGTTTCATACTTATTTTTAAATACTGGTATTTTCTTAGGTGCCTTCTATCAGCAAGTTACAACAAATGAAGACATAGTAAATGAAGACATTCTGTTGTATGGCGGAACGATACAAATGCAATTTATAAAATATAAAAAAGAAGTAATTTACGCATCATCATTTTTTTTAATAATTTTATTTTTTATGCAACCAATGTATTTTGGAAAAGTAGAAGCCAAAAAAATTCTGAATGACAAGGAAATATACTTAAGTAAAGCTTTACTCAAAGATTCAATTAAAGAATGGTATTTAATTGAATCTATGGGGGATAAAGTTTTGTTAATTGATAAAAGAAATCATATAAAAATCGTTGAATATAAAGAACTTGACTTAATCCAAACAAATAAGAAATCAAATAATTAGTTTTGATAAGCCTTTCGACAAATTTAATTCTTCTAATATTTCATCATTTGTTGGGTTGTAATAAGTCAATGCTTGCTTAGGATCCTTCCACCCAAATATCTTACACAAGGTCAGCGCATTTTTAATGCGTTTGGCCATAAGTGAAGCAGCTTCATGTCGTGAATCATGAAAAGTTAAATCTGAATTTTCTAATCCAGCTTGTTTACGTGCCTTTCTAAACAATGAATCACGTGAAGAATCAGAAACAGTAAACACTTTAGGACTCCCCTTTCGGTCAATTTTTAGAGCTAAAGTCCACAGCTGAAGCGCAAAATCATCTAATGGAACCTTTCTAGCAGTACCATTCTTTGTTTTATCCAGCTGAACATATCGTTTAGACAAAAAAACGTGCTCAGGCAAGCGATGAACAATCTCTCCGGATCTCATTCCCGTGGCCATAGCAATAAGCCAAATCAATCCAACTTCCTGCATTTTTGTAGTTGGTACTGTTCCAGGCTTATATTTTAAAGCAGCCAACATGCGCTGAAGTTCTTCAACTTCTGTACGTCTTTCACGATGTGGAGGCTTTTTTGGTTTTCTGAGATTTTCAACAGGATTAGATTCAATCCATCCTTTATCCTTTCGACACCAGTTAAAGAATGAAGACAAAGTTGAATAATCACGAAGAATGGTTGATGGCTTGAGTGGCTTAATTGTTCTTTTAGTAACAGCATCTTCCCATTGCTTTAAAAACTCACCTTTATAACAACTGAGTGGCCAATCAGTATTTGGCAAATTATCCTGATAATAACGGATCCGTTGCATCTCTTTTTTTGCAGTAGCTTTAAATCTGGAAACTTCATCTGAGTAACGGCCAAGAGCCTCACGCATAGTAATAACAATTTTACTATTAAGAGCTTTTTGAGTTGAGTCATTTAAAATGAGATTTCGTTCAGTCTCCTTGGCCCAACGGATTGCTAATTCTTTTTTTTCTAAAGTTTTAGTAACACGCACACCATTTAAAACAACATCTGCTTTCCATTTCTTATTAGGACGTTGATAAATCGACGTACTCAT